TTCTTTCCGTGCTGGTGCAGTTGAACGATTTTCTCTTTAAACTCCGGTGTAAAAGTTCTTCTGGGTTTTTGGGATTGTTTACTCATGGTCACATCTCCTTAGGTATATTCTCTTCATTGTACATGACCTTAAAATAACTGTCCAACTAAGTGTAACCTATCCAACCCCATCATTGAAATCTGTCGCGCGAGTGGTTTTGAGTATATCACCATCTCAAGCCCCTTCTCCGGGCTGATCGCCACTCTAGCTGAGTTTGAAAAACGGGGTTGTCGTGTGGGTGGACTAACAACGGTGAAAGCTTGGAAAACAGAAACCGGACAGGAAGAAGATGAGTATATTCCTGCCATTATCGTGCACATTTCCAAAGAGCCTTCTGAGTAAGAAACACTGCGAGTGAGGAGGTGCTCACCTTGAGAAAAGAAGCCTTTGAAATCATGCTCCAGGGCCTGATAGATACAGCAGTTGAAAAGATGTGTGTCCTAGGAAAGAAAGAAGCTAAAGGGGATGTGTTAAGGATCCTCAGGATGATACGAGACCTCGAGGCATTTTGGAACTCAGATTGTGAACTTTCAGAGATAGATTTTAGCCTAAAGGCCCGCGAGACGTTGTCAAAACACCGCAAATCTTTATTAAGGAATGGAGGCGACTGGCTCTTTTCCTTCTAGTAATGGACCTTAACCAGGTCCTTTTTATATACGCTTTGGTAGGAGGTGCGAACAATTCGAAAACTAAAAAAGTATAAACCAACGGAGTTTATGGCTGATGACTCTACTTACAACAAAGAGATGGCCGACTATGCAGTTGGCTTTATCGAATGCCTCTCTCACACCAAAGGAACATGGGCGGGAAAACCCTTTGAGCTCATTGACTGGCAGGAACAAATCATACGCGACCTATTCGGAACGCTTAAGCCAAACGGCTATCGACAGTTCAATACAGCTTATGTAGAGATCCCAAAGAAGATGGGAAAAAGTGAACTTGCTGCAGCTGTTGCCCTGCTTCTCACCTGTGGGGATAACGAAGAACGTGCTGAGGTCTATGGCTGTGCAGCAGACCGCAACCAAGCCTCCATCGTTTTTAACGTAGCCGCCGACATGGTGCGCAGGTGCCCCGCCCTATCCAAGCGGGTGAAGATTCTCGACTCACAAAAAAGACTCATCTATCAACCGACTGGAAGCATCTATCAGGTGCTCTCTGCCGATGTGGGAAATAAACACGGCTTTAACACCCATGGCGTTGTGTTTGATGAGCTTCATACCCAGCCCAATCGGAAGCTCTATGATGTGATGACCAAAGGCAGTGGTGATGCCAGGATGCAGCCTCTTTACTTTCTGATCACCACCGCTGGGGACAATCAAAACAGCATCTGCTGGGAGGTTCATCAAAAGGCTCTCGATATTATGAATGGTAGAAAAACCGACCCCACCTTCTACCCCGTTATTTATGGTGCTGATATGGAAGATGACTGGTCAGATCCAAAGGTATGGAAAAAAGCCAATCCATCACTTGGCATCACCGTCACCATGGACAAGGTAAAAACAGCTTATGAATCTGCAAGACAAAACCCCGCTGAAGAAAACAGCTTCAGGCAGCTCAGGCTTAATCAATGGGTGAAGCAGGCCATCCGCTGGATGCCTATGGATAAATGGGATGCCTGTGCTTTTCCAGTCAACTCAGAAGCCCTTGAGGGCCGCGTCTGTTATGGTGGTCTGGACCTTTCTTCTTCCACAGACATCACGGCCTTTGTACTTGTCTTTCCCCCACAGGATGAAGACGACAAATATGTGATCCTGCCATACTTCTGGATACCAGAGGACAGCATTGATCTCAGGGTTAGGCGCGATCACGTGAACTATGATGCCTGGGAAAAACAAGGGTTCCTTTTAACAACCGAAGGCAATGTGGTCCACTACGGATTTATTGAGGCGTTCATTGAAGAGCTCGGAATGAAATATAACATCCGAGAGATAGCCTTTGACCGCTGGGGAGCCGTACAGATGACACAGAACCTAGAAAATCTAGGCTTTACCGTTGTTCCTTTTGGGCAGGGTTTCAAAGATATGTCTCCTCCAACAAAGGAGCTCATGAAGCTGACGCTGGAAGAAAAAATTGCTCACGGAGGTCATCCTGTTCTTCGCTGGATGATGGACAATATTTTTATCAGGACGGATCCTGCCGGGAACATTAAAGCGGACAAAGAAAAATCCACAGAGAAGATTGATGGCGCTGTGGCTACAATCATGGCACTTGACAGGGCGATTCGCTGTGGTGGAGATACTGGTCATTCTGTTTATGATGATCGTGGGCTACTCGTGTTCTAAGAAAGGAGGTGTATGACCATGGGAATACTAAGAGGAATATTTAAGGCCCGAGATAAACCAAGGAACGCACTTGGAGGTAGCCCCTACAGCTTCTTTTTTGGAAGCACCAGTGCGGGAAAACCTGTGAATGAGCAGACCGCCATGCAAATGACCGCCGTGTATAGCTGTGTGAGAATCTTATCTGAGACCCTGGCAGGTCTTCCGCTTCACGTCTACAGATACAACGATTCCGGTGGTAAAGAGAAGAACCTCAAACACCCACTCTATAAACTGCTCCACGATGAACCAAACCCTGAGATGACTTCTTTTGCGTTTAGAGAGACGCTGATGAGTCATCTTTTATTATGGGGAAATGCCTATGCTCAGGTGATTCGAAATGCACGCGGCGAGGTAATTTCTCTCTATCCGCTGATGCCCAACAAAATGACGGTCGATCGCGATTCAAGTGGTCGGCTTTTCTATTTGTATCAGCGTGGCAGTGAAGATGCTCCTTCACTTGGTAGAGAGAATATGGTGTATCTTTCACCTTCAGATGTCCTCCACATCCCAGGACTAGGCTTTGATGGGCTGGTTGGCTACTCACCCATTGCTATGGCAAAAAATGCCGTGGGCCTTGCCATTGCCACAGAAGAATACGGAGCTAAGTTCTTTGCTAATGGTGCATCACCTGGTGGTGTTTTAGAGCACCCCGGTACCATCAAGGATCCTCAGAAGATTAAAGAATCATGGAACGCAGTCTATCAAGGAAGCGGCAATGCCCACAGGGTAGCTGTCCTTGAGGAAGGGATGAAGTACCAGCCGATTGGCATCTCTCCTGAACAGGCGCAGTTTCTTGAAACCAGAAAGTTTCAGATCAATGAAATTGCACGCATCTTTCGAGTACCCCCTCACATGCTTGCTGATCTTGAGAAGTCGTCCTTTAGTAACATCGAGCAGCAGTCACTAGAGTTTGTAAAATACACTCTTGATCCATGGGTGGTCCGCTGGGAACAGTCCATGTGCAGGGCCCTTCTCATGGAAAGTGAAAAACCAAATGTCTTTATCAAGTTCAATGTAGATGGCCTTCTTCGTGGTGACTATGTCAGCCGCATGAGTGGTTATGCTACGGCCCGTCAAAACGGCTGGATGAGTGCCAATGATATCAGAGAGCTTGAGAATCTCGATAGAATCCCAGAGTCCCTAGGCGGCGACCTGTATCTCATTAATGGTGCGATGACTAAATTACAAGATGCTGGTGCATTCGCAAATATCAACGAAACGACGACCGGTGAGTAAAAAGTGTGGTTGCTAGTTCATTACTTGCGAGTTCGCATTCATTTCTAACAAAAAAAGGCAAGTCGCTAGAAGACTTACCTTTTGGTGGGGGACAGAGGATTTGAACCTCTCGGTGTCAACCATCTGTATTTGAATGTGTTTATGCAAAACGACTACTAAATAGTACCTGTAACATCCCCCGCAAACACCGGTACCCACCAGATAAACTGCCACTAGCACATTCATGATAACACCTCCATCAATTGCTACTTCAGTTCGAAGCATAGATATTGACTTGGTGAATGTTAGAGACAGACTACTCAGTAACGCAAGCACAACACATACAGGATGCTTGTATGTTCTCAGTATACCTTCTCAGTTAGCTGATTTCCATGACTTACAACCAACTATTAAAAATGAGAACCACTTGGCATAGCTTGAACACATCCGAAATGTTCACTTGACTGTTAGATTGGGGGCAATCCTAGAAGTTGAAACGTTCGTAAATAACAACGAAACGGAGGAACCTAAATGAAAAAGTTTTGGAACTGGGCGCGTGATGAAGATACAGGCGTCCGGACACTCTACCTAGACGGCGTCATTGCCGAAGACTCATGGTTTGATGATGATGTCACCCCGAAAGCGTTCAAAGCAGAGCTTTCCGCCGGTGAGGGTGACATTGTTATTTGGCTCAATTCTCCAGGAGGTGATTGCATTGCTGCTAGTCAGATTTACACCATGCTGATGGATTATAAAGGCACTGTTACCGTAAAGATTGACGGTATCGCTGCTTCTGCTGCCTCAGTCATCGCCATGGCGGGGACAACGGTGCTTATGGCACCAACAGCCCTCATGATGGTCCATAACCCCCTTACCGTGGCCATTGGTGACAGTGAGGAAATGAAAAAAGCCATCGCTATGCTTTCTGAAGTTAAGGAGAGCATCATCAATGCGTATGAAATCAAGACAGGCCAGTCAAGAACAAAGCTCTCCCATCTTATGGATGCTGAAACCTGGCTCAATGCGAAGAAGGCCATCGA